TTAGGCGGCAATTTCCGGCTGCCGTTCAGACTTAACAGCATCATGGTTCTCCAGCATTTTAACCATATGCTGATTCGGGAGGCAGTAACGGAATCGCCCATCTTTGGCGACACGATGGACACGCGATTTTTTGGTTGCCATCGCCAGTGCCGAAACCACTTTTCGTGAAGTAACACTGAACAAAGCCGCCAGTTCGTCAGCCGTTAGCGGCCCACGCTCCCCAATTGCACCGAGCAGGTGCTGCTCAGTAACTTTTGGTGCTGGCATTTCGCCAACATCCTCACTGTCCTGGTCACAGCCACCAGACAGCGACCAGGACAGGCCGTTTTTAGTTACCACGCCAGCCTTTTGCAATTCCCACAGTTCGTTAATCACCTGCTGACGCTCCATGCCCAGGCGCGCGGCAAGTTCGATTGACGAGGCTTTGCCCATTGATTCAAGTGCTTTAAGTACGGTTTCCATTTCAACTCCTAAACTCTGTGACCGGCTCCCCGGCTGCTCCCAAAAATTTTGTGTATCTGGTATCCGCGCCAGTTACGGCGGCATTCCTGCACTGCTACGGTTTTCGGTGGTGTCGGTCGTTCGGTCACCGCTCTGGCAATGCAGATTTTTTCCTGCCAGTTATCCGCAAGGCGATATTTCTTCCCCTCCCGATTTAACCTCCCGTACCGCTGCATGTTCTGGAGCAGGTTGTGGATTTTTTTGTTACTTACGCCAAGAGCATCAGCTAATTCGCGGGGAGTGGCTTCCCCGTTCTCCAGCAGATACCTGATAGCAGCCTGTTGGTTTTTGCTGTTCATACGCCCTGCCTACTCCACTGCTCCAGCCTAGCCGACATTCGGGCGCCAGCTTTCCCAGTTAAAATTCACCCAACGTCCTCCGTTCATCGTCATCCGGTCCATCACGCGCTCTCCCAATAAGGTTTTCATGGCGTCATAGTTCAGATTCGTCAGCATCCCTACGCTGCGCATCGATGCCGTCCGGCGGTCAACAATCTGGTGCAGCACAACCTGCTCGTTTTTCGTTTCTCGCTGCACACCAATTTCATCCAGGACCAGCAGATCAACCTCGCACAGTTCCCGTAGAAACTTTTCGCCGGACTGCCCGTCGTCGTAGCTGGCGTGTAAGGCGCTCATCACGTCTGCAACGGTAACCACAATCACGGTTTTACCGGTTCTTAACAGGTGATTACCGATAGCCGCCGCCAGATGATTTTTCCCCGTTCCCGGCTTCCCGCTAAACGCGAAGTTCGTGCAACCGGACTCCAGTTCGCTGGCGATGGACTTGGCCTGGCTGAGTGCGTACCGCTGGCCATCGTTCTGAACCCGGTAATTCGCAAATGAACACTTTCGGTGCAACGGCTGGATGCCTGAGCGATTGAGAATTTTCTCCGCCCGCACCTGGCGATTCTGACGCACGATTTCCTCGCAACGCTTCCGACCTTCGGCAAGTTGCCACTCGAACCACTCTTCTCGTGACCGAAACGGTGGAACTGCGCCCTGTGGTGCAAGCCTGCGGATACGCTCAAGGGCACCTCCTGCCGCAATATTTTTCATGGTCAGTTACCCCCTGAATCCCGGTGGAATTTCGGTGTCCGGCTGCGAAATCGTATTGATATTTCTGCGCTGACTGACTGGTTGCTGCCAGCCTCCGCCGCGGTCCTGCTCTCTCGCCAGCCAGCCCGTAATAAATTTTTTAACCCCTCTGGCGGTTTTTCGCCGTTTAGGTTCGCTTTTCAGCCAGCCGCACTGGTTGCGTAGCTGTTGCCGCACATCAACCGCCGGATACAACGCCGCCCACTCTGAAACCATCGCTTCGGTCACGACAAATTCAGCACCGTCGTTTAGCGGTAACCGGATGAACTCGGGGCTTTCGGGTACACCATCGCTCAGAGGCCGCACTCCCGAAGGCTGGGCATGGGATGGTTCGGTACCAGAATCGCCTGGCGGCGTGGCGTGAAATTTTTCATCGCCGCGCAAGAGGTTTTTGTTCTGTTCCTGATCTTGTTCCTGTTCCTGTTCCTGTTCTTGGCTTCCATGGGGCTTTGAAGCCCCTTCGATACCCCTTGTGTTTTTTACTTCATTGCCACGCCGTTTAGACAGGTGGTAATGGTGCTGATATTTATCGTAAAATACTGATAGAAAAGGGTTTTCAGGAAGTGATTCGTATTCGTTTCTGACCCCTGCACACCGCTTATCACCCGCAGATAACGATGTACCTATCTGATATGCCGCCATTTCATGCACCCATACCATCTCGGAATCATCGTCATAGCTACAAAACCCAGCTTCAATGGCCCTTCTAAGCCCCTTTGAAGCCCTCTCAAAACCCAGCCCTGTTTCATGCGCAAGATACAAAACAGGTAGGTAATAGAGGCCCAGCATATTGGCATGAGGGGAAACCGTTGCGTAATTACGCATAACTACCCCATCTGGTGTCGAACCTTCCTGTGGATATAATCTGTGATTCCCCAATCAACAGAACCAAAGGAGGTTCGACATGGACTTACCACTAAGCTATTTTGGAAAAAATGCATCATTCCGGATTTGCTCTAATACCGGAAAAGTGTTCCTCTCTGTCGAAGCAGGAGATCTTTTGCTTCCACCCCATCCTCCCTATGTCCACTCTCACCCAATGACAGAACAGAAATTCGAGTTTCTTTTCGAGAAAGATTCAGAAGAATTAAAGTCCTGCTTACGCCAGTTGGCTGAAATAATTCAGGGATAAACAACCGCAGTGCATACCATCCAAGGTTGAAACGTATGCGCTGCCATCTGGATTCTCCGAGACTTAGCCTCACCTCTTTAGAACTAGGTATGTATCCGACGTTATTGTTACGACTCATTTCGTGCTCCCGGATAAATACTCACTGGTCACATCTCTGATACTGCTGGCGATAACCGTTCCGTAGCGCCTGTAACGCATGAATGGCTTCGTCACATTCCCGTTCAAAATCATGTAGCGGTGCGCCAAGTAACGAGGCGTTCGCCGCTTCGGTGCTTTCTTTCAGCAAACGAGTTACCAGGTATTCGATGCTTTCACCGGCGGTGACCCGTTTATGCAGCTCTGGCGCGCTTTTTCGGATCGTCTCCAGAATTGCAGGTATCAGGGCAGTAAATTTTTCGTGATGCTCTGCGGTTTCTAACTTTCGCCAGCGCTGAAAAATGTTTATCCGGTTCCTGCGCCAGGCGGAATAATCGACCGTTCCGTCATCAAACTCGATGCGGTGGACCGCAATGTCAGACCTGACAGACTGCGCCAGAAATTCACGCGTGATCATCTGCGTTGCGCTTTCCTGGGTTATGCCCGGCATACGCAGCCACGCATCCAGTGCAACGCACGTTTTTTCTATACTGATCGTCATTGTTCAGTCTCTTTCTGCTGCTTTCCCTTAAAATGCCCTTCTGGGAGATAGTCTGTTGGGTTTGGATAAATATCAGGTCGTAGCTCGTGCGGAGTTACAGACCAATTCAACAAAGCGCAAAGAGGTAAAACTCTTTCTGGTGGAACATTCCCCTTGAGAAACCATTTGCCAACAGCCTGGGAACTGATATCGAAATGTTTTCCGATATCAGTTAATGACATTAAGCCGGTTACTCTATCTTTTAAAAATTTGCTCACTTTTTACCCTCAAGTTCAGGATGTTGGGTAAAAGTATCATCAAAAACTATTAGTTTCAATATGCAGCAACTAATAGTTTTGATGTTAGTTGAAACCATAGGTTGTAAAATGAGGTATGGACAAGATAAACCACCCAATTTTTGCTGAGCGAATTCAGCAGATCATGAGCGAAAACGGCTGGTCGTTAGCAGACCTGGCTAAGAGGGTTATGCTCTCTCATACTGCTGTGCGTAAATGGGCTACTGGCAGCAGTGCTGCTAGCGGAGAACGTTTAAAACGATTAGCGGCAATCACAGGAAAACCTGAACACTGGTTCTTTATGCCTTCACCTGACGCAGAGAATCAGGCTTCAACGATAGCGCGACAACTTGACGAAAAGGAAGAAGCTCTGCTGTCTCTTTTTAATCAGTTGCCTGAAACAGAAAAGCTAAGATTGATCATACATACAAAAAGCGTACTTCACGAAGTAGACCTTTTGAAAAATGATGTCTATGACATAATCAGCGACATTCATAAGCCTTGATTTATGCCCTTCTCCCCAAAAAAACGCCTTTGACGGCGTTTTTTTACCCCTTTATGGAAACTTTTTGTTTTACTTCTGTTGACAACAAAAACTTTTAGTTTTAATGTTTTCACATCAACGAAGCACAGCATCGTTGTCAGGTTTGAAAGTTCCGCCACCCGGCGTTAAGGGGAGAAGGAAAGATGGGAAGGAATGAAGTAATTCGGTATTTGATGGATAGCTGCAACGTCAGTTTTAGCGTAGCTCTCCAGGCATTGCGCGACAATGGATGGGATATGGTTTTAGCTCATTGTGAACTCAGGGAACAGTATTATCAGGGCTAAAAATGGACAGGCGACAAATAATCAACCTCGGTAATAGCGAATCTCTGGTATGCGGCGTGTTCCCAAACCAGGACGGCACATTTACAGCCATGACGTACACCAGAAGCAAAACGTTTAAAACCGAAGCAGGGGCACGTCGCTGGTTGGTTCAAAAAATTAGCGGAGTGACTTATTCGAATCGCTTTGTGCAAGGATTCCACGTTTCAAAGATTAGATCCTCATATTCAGGATTGAGTTGAAATTGGGAGTTATTGCCTAATGAACACTTTCTAACAAAACGAATTATACCCATCCTGACAAGCAAAGCTGTACTTTGATTTTCAGGACAAAGCGTAAGCAAGTCATTGAACTGGAGGAACGACTCAATAATACGGATTTGTTCTACATTTAATGAATTCAGGTTTTTTAGCATTTTGCGCTTTTTTATTAAATTGCGAATCATGCGGAAAAGATATATAGAAAAGATATAAAACCTATCAATAATTAATGTAGATACAAAAGCCAAACCAAAACAGAAGATTTGCATTGAATATGGGATGTTACTTTTAGCCATCACATATTCTGACAAACTTGCAGGAGCCAATATTATTAGTAGAAAAAATATAACGATAGTAATCATAAACCGGCTAAGTGACTTTTCGGCAACGAATTTTGCCAATGTTAATACGCCATCTAACATTTCACTAACTCTCAACTGTAAGGGTATCGAAATGTTAACACAGATTCTCGCTGTAGGGGTATAGCCGAGGCTACCGACGCCCGGAGGTGGTTAAATAAGCCGGGCACAACACGAAGGCGCATTTCCGATGTTTTCTGAGTCGGTCTTGTCTGTAAATCCAATAGTGGAAGTGCGCCTCCGGTTGTGAATAACGACATTGCTGTGTGTAGTCTTTGGCGGTATCAGATTTTGTTTTCCCTTCTGCTCTGCCGCCCTTTTTAAAGTGAATTTTGTAATGCGGTGAATGCGGCTAAGCGCGCGCGACACAGTTAAAACCTAAATGGTCAGTTAGGGTGGTTTAAGTCGGCATTAATTGTTAACTGGTTAATGTCACCTGGAGGCACCAGGCACCGCATCAGCAAAGTTCATTTGTAAGAATGGAGATCATTATGATTGCTCATCATTATGGAACGGATCTTATTCCACGAAAAGAAGTAAAACCAGGCACTGCTATCAAATATAATGGCCGCGATTACCGGGCATCCGCAAATGTCAGCAAAGGGCTATATGCGTTTAGCCTGCTAGAAAAAACCATAATTAAACACGAATTTATCGAAGTGTACCTTAACCAAAGCGGAAACCCGTTAATGCACTGAGGCTTACTATGAAGATAAAATGCGCCTACCATCTTTGCAATAATGAAATCGAAGATAAAGAAAGTGTAGCGAAACCACTTCATTTTATGCAGGGAGTTATACCCACTACCGAACTGAGAAAATATTGCAGCGAACAATGTGCTCATTATGACCAGATGGCACACGAACTTTAATTAAATTAACCATATCCAATTAACTATGCCAGCAATGGCAGGGATTCATTCAATCTAAAAAACGGAGTTAATTATGAAAATCGAAATTAAAGCAAAAACAGAAACCAGTGACGGAGTGGTGCATCACGTCGTTCAAAATGATAAGCGCATTGGTTTTGTTATTAAAACTGATAATAAAGAAGCCCCCTACACTATCGTAGATATGCAAGGTGATTCCGGTAATACGAAAACAATCGAAGATGCAGTAAAAAGAATTTGTCTGAAAAATATAGCGCTAACTATTCCCAAAGAGAAACGAGCTGATTTTCTGGCGGTTTTAGTTGCCCTGAAATTAAGTGGCGAACTCTGAAAAATAAAAAGCCTGCGACAGGCGCAGGCTTATCCCATTTTTTCATCTGGCGATGTGCTGGTCGGTGACCAAACCGACCAGCCAGAGATGTGACCAGTGAGCACCCTGGGAGGCTCGCTTACTGGACGAGCAGGATTTTAATCGTAGTTGAGGTTAAAAAACAATGAGTACCAAACCACTATTCCTGATCCGCAAAGCCAAAAAATCATCAGGACAACCCGACGCCGTTTTGTGGGCCTGTTGCGATTTTGAATCTGCCTGCGCCACTCTGGATTACCTTATCGTGAAATCTGGCCGGCAACTGAAAAACTACTTCAAAGCTACCGCAACAAACTTCCCTGTAGTGGACGATCTGCCTCCTGAAGGTGAAATCGACTTTACCTGGTGCGAACGCTACCAGCTCGGTAAAGACAACCTGACCTGGGAATGCAAACCCGGATCTGTTATCGCATCGGCTAATGATGATTCCATCAATGCTGAAACTGAAACTCAGAATGACGATGTCAGCGCACAACCTCAACTCACGGTTGTGGCAACCATGCCATTACGTCATCGAGTTCTGGCGCAACTCGTCGGCAACGGAGAATACCTGTATCACGTTGATGCAGAGCAAAAAGCAGAAATCCTGCGTATGGAAATGGACACCGAAAATTCCCGCGTCCAGAACATGATTCTTGCAGCCGAAAATGTTGAGCCATTCAAAAAAGCCACCGAGCACGACATCCACCGGGTGGTGGTTGCGTTCACTGCGGTATTCCCTGCTGACGGTAAGACACCTGAACTGGGTACGATCATGCAGTTTTTTAACGCATGGTTCGGTACAGACCACATCGATCGCGGTCTGCTGGTCAAGGAGTGGAAGAAAGGAAACCGGATTTCCGGTATTTCCCGCACACCGTCCGGCGCTAACGCTGGCGGCGGTATCCTGACCGACCGTGGCGAAGGTTTTGTTCATGATAAAGCCTCCCTTGCGCGCGACGTGGCAACTGGCGTGCTGGCCCGGTCAATGGACGTGGATATCTACAATCTGCATCCGGCACACGACAAGCGCATTGACGAAATTGTCGCGGAAAATAAACCGCCCTTTTCTGTGTTCCGGGACAAATTCATCAACATGCCGGGCGGCCTGGACTACTCCCGCGCCATCGTTGTGGCGTCTGTGAAAGAGGCGCCAGTCGGAATCGAGGCCATTCCCGCCCGCGTCGGGGAGTATCTCAACCGCGTTCTGACGGAAACCAACCATGCAACTCCGGATCAATTAATTGTGGATATCGCCTGCGGCCGCACTTCTGCCCCCATGCCATACGGCGCAAATACAGAAGGAAAATCAAATGATGAAGAAAAACCGCAATCATCAGTCGTACTGGCAGATGAACCGGCAACGCCTGAAACAGTGGAACCGGATACAGTTGAACATCATCAGGACACGAAGCCGCTGGATGCTGAGTCACAGGTAAACACCGTTGATACAGCATACCAGGAGAAACTGGCAGAGCTGCACGAAGCACGCGCGAATATTCCCCCTAAAAATCAGGTTGATGTAGGCAAACAACTGGCGGCGACGCGTGGTGAATATGTGGAAGGAATCAGCGATCCGAATGATCCAAAGTGGCTTCACGAAAATTACAGTGCTACCGCCTCAAATGAAGGCGAAAAAACGGAAGTGCAGACCGCACACGATGAAGAAACACCGAAAGAAACGGCTGGCGATAGCGTACAGGAAGATAACGAGGGCGCTCAGTCAGACGCTGGCTGTGATAGCACTGGTGATGCGTCAGATACCGTAAATCAGGTCTGGCCATCATGGTTTGAGCCAGGACGTTACGAAGATATACCCAACGAAGTTTATCATTCAGCTAACGGGATCAGCAGCACAATGCTCAAGGATGCCCGTATCAGCCTGATGTATTACCACGGACGCCATATTGCCGGAACAATTCCACGTGAAGAAAGCGACGCTTTGCTTCGTGGGCGGATTATTCACAGCTATACGCTGGAAACGGAAAAATTTGCTGATGAATATGCCGTTCCGGTCGCTGTTCCTGATTATGTGGTCACCACATCACAGGATTTGATTACGATCATCAAAGATTACAACGCCAGCCTGCCGTCGCTGATGACGCCCGAGCAGATGAAGGAGTGGATCGAGAACTACAACAGCACACTGACTCAACCTGTCGCACTGGGTGCCAGCGCCGAGGAAACCGGGCTGTTGTACAACGATCTACCGGAAGCGTTCCGGCGTATCCCGGAAGGGGAAAAGCACACCGCATCGGCGATGAAAGCCTGCATCAAGGAATACAACGCCACGTTGCCGCCCCTGCTGAAAACAAGTGGTACCAGAGAACAGCTTCTGGACCAAATCGGATCCGTTGCTCCTGAAATGGCAGAAAAAGAACGCGCAAAATTCCTGCCCTATAACGTCAGCGGAACGAAAGAACAATTAACGGATATCGCCCGAACAATACAGCCGGATCTGGTCACTCTTGATGACTGGCAAAAACAACAGGAAAAGACAATCCAGGGGAAAACCCTTATCAGCAGTGAAATGTACGAACAGGCGATAAACATCAACGCCGCTTTGCAAAATAACCCTGATGCCGCCCGGCTCCTCAATCACCCTGAACGCAAATCCGAGATCAGCTATTTCGGATTTGACGAAGAAACCGGGCTGGAAATTCGCGTCCGTCCCGACATTGAAATCAGGCTGCCGTATGAAAGCATCTGTGCAGACCTGAAATCTGTCAGCCTCGGTTATGTGCGTCAGGAACGTCTGAAAGACCGTCTGCACCGGGAAATCATCGAGCGTGACTACCATCTCAGCGCGGCGATGTACTGCGACGTGGCGAACCTGGACAAATTTTTCTGGATCTTCGTTAACAAAGATGCCGGTTATCACTGGGTGGCGGTGGTCGAGGCTTCGCCGGAACTCCTCGAGCTTGGACGACAGGAATATCGCCGGACACTACGTCAGATAAACGAAGCCCTGGAAACAAACCACTGGCCCGCGCCAATTACCGAAAGTTACACAGACGAGTTAAACGACTTTGATCTTCGCCGTCTTGAAGCACTGAGCATCTGAGGAAGAACACAATGAACGAATTAATTCAGCAAGAAAATATTAACTCCAACGTTGCGGTTTTCAGCCCTCAGTCTCTGGCCGCTATTCAGACGTTCTCTCAGGTCATGGCCTCCGGTATGGCGACAGTACCGGAGCACCTCCGGGGCAACCCGTCTGACTGCATGGCCATCACCATGCAGGCAATGCAGTGGCAGATGAATCCTTATGCAGTGGCACAGAAAACCTTCGTGGTAAACGGTGTTCTGGGGTACGAAGCGCAACTGGTTAATGCCGTAATCAGTACCCGGGGACCATTAACCGGACGTATCGAATATGACTGGTTCGGGCCGTGGGAAAAAATTATCGGTAAGTTCGACATCAGGAAAAATGATAAAGGGAAGGAATACCGCGCTCCTGGCTGGAAACTTGCCGATGAAAACGGGATCGGTGTACGTGTCTGGGCAACACTTCGCGGCGAGACTAAACCGCGGGAACTGGTGTTACTTCTGGCTCAGGCCAGAACACGCAACTCAACGCTGTGGGCCGATGACCCGCGCCAGCAACTCGCTTATCTCGCAGTGAAACGCTGGGCGCGTCTCTACTGTCCCGAAGTCATCCTGGGCGTGTACACCCGCGACGAGCTGGAAGAGCCGAAGGAAAAGATCATTAACCCGGTACAGGAACCTCAGCGCCCTTCTGTACCAGCCAATGAACCCGCTGTTATTGATGTTGATGAATGGGTTAATAAACTGCGCGACAGCATCGAACAGGCCGACAGCACTGAACAGACGACAGCTTTACGCCAGGAAGTCGAAGCGCAGAAAAATGCCCTTGGCCCGCTCTACACCGAACTGAAAGGAAAAGTCGTTCAGCGCCACCATCGAATTAACGCAGTCACGCGCATTGAGAAGATGATCAACGACCTGCCATCCTCAGGAGATCCAGACGCTGCGCAGAAATTTGTAGCCGTTGAGCAGGCGCTGAACGTTTCCAGGCCACACCTGGGCGAGCTGTATGACGCATACAGCACCACGCTCTCCGACATGAAACCCGAATACATTAACGCGTAATACCCCACTGGCGGCTGCAGGCAGCCGCCATGAAAAGAGTTACAGGTTATGAAGATTAAACCCGCTAACGCACGTGAATTTATCCAGATGGAATACAGCGAATTCCCGGACACCGTTTTACACGCCGAATTATGCCGCGCGTGTGCCAGAGCTGATGGCCGCAGCATCAGAAGGGCATTAAATGGATTCGCCAGAGCAAGAGCGGCAAAGGTTAAAAACCCGGCTTTACGCACAACCCTCGAAACAATGAGTATCAGCCAGTTTCCGGAAACGCAGATAACCCGAATACGCGCCTGTATCGGGCGAATGGAATCCTCGCTGGTACAGAAATTCGGAGTTAAACGCTAATGAGGTATTACAACGCAAAGCCCTGACCCTTTTGTGGTTGTCCATCTGTGACAGTAAAGGCCATCGCCGGCCATTTCAGAGTTAAATGCGATGGATGTGAGGCCCGTTCCGGTTATGAAGGCAGTAAAATGTCAGCCCTTATCCGCTGGAACCGACGCGCAACAGACAACGCCCCAAGGATTAAGTATTAAGAGTTACCAGAATGTACAAAATCACCGCAATTATTGAAAAGGCGGGAAATGCGCCGACGTCGTGGACCCGCTATTCCAAAGTAAAACTGACCAAGTCCCAATGCGAAAAAATGATTTCAGGTAAGCATGAAGCGGGCGTATCCCGCATCGAGAAGGCAACGCTGAAAAGCTTTGAATGTGTAAAAGTAAAACCAGGTGAGCTTTAAACCTGATCATTAATGTTCAACCTTCGTCACCTACTTTACGTATAGTAGGTGGCAACCTGAGATGAAGTAATGGCACAGGTAGTTTTTAACGAAGAATGGATAGTTGAAGAAGGACTGATATCCAGGACCGGTCTAGGCCGCAGGCAGATTGAAGCGTATCGCCAGAATTGTTGGGTGGAAGGCTTCCACTTCAAACGAATATCTCCTTTAGGCAAGCCAGACAGTAAACGAGGAATTATCTGGTACAACTATCCAAAGATAAATCAGTTTATCGAAGATTCATGATATGTCTAAATTACCAACAGGTGTCGAAATACGAGGTAAATATATTCGCATCTGGTTTATGTTTCGAGGGAAACGATGTCGTGAAACATTGAAAGGATGGGAAGTCACTAACAGCAATATTAAAAAAGCCGGAAATCTAAGAACGTTGATAGTTCATGAGATCAATTCCGGCGAGTTTGAATATTTAAGACGCTTCCCCCAATCCGGCACTGGGGCGAAAATGGTGACAACGAGGATCATAAAAACATTCGGGGAGCTTTGTGATATCTGGACAAAAATTAAAGAAACAGAATTAACAGCAAATACAATGAAGAAAACGAAATCACAATTAAAGACTCTCAAGATAATCATTTGTGAGAGCACCCCAATATCACATATTCGTTATAGCGACATCTTAAACTACCGGAATGAACTGCTGCATGGAGAAACTCTTTATCTCGATAATCCAAGATCCAATAAAAAAGGAAGAACGGTGCGTACTGTTGATAATTACATTGCCCTGCTCTGTTCACTGTTACGTTTTGCTTATCAATCGGGATTTATTTCAACAAAGCCGTTTGAAGGAGTAAAAAAGCTACAACGAAACAGAATAAAACCAGATCCGTTATCAAAAGCAGAATTCAATGCATTAATGAAAAGTGAAAAAGGACAGAGTCAAAATTTGTGGAAATTTGCCGTTTACTCCGGACTTCGTCATGGAGAACTGGCTGCTCTTGCATGGGAGGATGTGGATCTCGAGAAGGGAATTGTGAACGTCAGAAGAAATCTGACGATACTTGATATGTTTGGCCCTCCAAAAACTAACGCAGGGATCCGGACAGTGACACTTCTGCAGCCAGCCCTCGAGGCACTAAAGGAGCAGTACAAGCTGACAGGTCACCATCGAAAAAGTGAAATTACTTTTTATCATCGGGAGTATGGCAGGACCGAACAGCAAAAATTGCATTTTGTTTTCATGCCAAGGATGTGTAATGAAAAACAGAAACCTTATTACTCGGTATGCAGTTTAGGAGCAAGATGGAATGCAGCAGTAAAACGTGCTGGTATTCGCCGCCGTAATCCGTACCATACGCGACATACTTTTGCCTGCTGGCTGTTAACGGCAGGAGCGAACCCGGCATTTATAGCCAGCCAGATGGGGCATGAAACTGCGCAGATGGTGTATGAAATTTACGGTATGTGGATTGATGACATGAACGACGAACAGGTAGCCATGTTGAATGCGCGGTTATCGTAG